GCGGCTGGAACATGAAGCTGGTCGAGGCGGGTACGACCTATGAATGCTGTTCGTGCCAGCACCGGCTCACGGATGATAACGAGACGCGGCGCAATCTGAACGGCCGTTTCTGGGCTACGCGTGAGAGCGAAAAAGAGGGCTGGGTGGGGACGCACGTCAATTCGCTGGCGTCATCTTCGTGGGGGTCTCTCGCGGTGGATATGCTGAAGGCGCGTGAGGCATGGGACGCGTACGGAGACGATGGCCCTAGGAAAGTCTTTAAGACCAAGTATCTGGCTCTCCCCTGGAGCGATGACGGCGGGGCAATCGCCAGCCCGGTCAAGGCTGGTGACTATGCGATGGCCGATGACTGGGCAGATGAAGCGGTGATTAACCGCGTTGGCAAGCGGGCTTGGCTCAGCTCGCGGGCCGATAAGAACGAAGACGCTATTCCTTTCCGCACGATGGGCGTGGATATGCAGGGTGACCACTGGTGGGCCACGGTTCGCCGGTGGAGCAAGGACGGCCACAGCCGCCTGATGGCGTTCAGCAAGCTGGCCACGTGGGATGAGGTGGAGGCGTTCGCCAAACAGCATGAGGTTAACCCAGGGCTGGTTATCGTGGACTCCGGTTATCAGACGTTGATCGTGTACCGCGAGACGGCCAAGCGGGGCTGGCGCTGTTCCAAGGGTTCGGCCAATGAGGATTTTTCTGTCAAGGGTGGGCAGAAGCGTTTCTATTCCGACCCGCAGCCGTATCTGGTGCCGGGCATGACGCAGAGGGCGTGGCTGATTGTGTGGTCAAATCTGGCGGGTAAGGATTTACTTCACGGCCTGCGGGCTCGCAAGGTGCACACCTATTCGCGGGACGCATCGCCGGAGTACGTGGCCCAGCTGGATTCCGAAGTCAGGCGCCGTGACCCGAAGACCGGGAAGACAACCTGGGTGATGCCCAAGGGGGTGAAGGATAACCACGCGCTGGACTGCGAGCTGTTGGCGATGCTGGCGGCGGTGCGCTGGGGCATTGTCGGCCGAGACGCCACGGCCGAGATGGTGGAAGCGAATGAGCAACAAACGGACTAAAAGTATATGGCCGCTACTGGTTTATTCATTGGGGCAAGCGAGTCATGGCTGTTGGCTACCAAGCAGACCGCCATGGATCGTTACGCGTCCGGGTTGATTGTGGTCTCATACTCTGACTCCGGCTCGTCCGTCAGCAAGCAGCTGACCGCCCCGCCGTCCGCTATCATCGCGGAATGCAACCATGCCCTGTACGTGCTCGACCCGGCCACGTATAAGAACCTGCGCCGCCAATCCTGTTTTGCCTCTCGATATGACACCCGCTCGCTCTAAGAAAAACGTTAAGGCCAAGGCGAAGACGCGCCAGGCTGAGCAGTACGAGGGTAACTATAATTCGGCTTCATGGACTGACCGCCGAATCCAATTCTTTGGGCTGGCGCCTTCCGATAACAAAAAGGAGGTAACGCAATCCACGCGGTTTAAGCTCCTGCAGAAAGCCCGCTACGCCGAAAAGAATTACGCGAGCATGACGCAGTACGCGCTCGATATGGTGACGTACGTGGTGGGTGACGGCATCATGCCGAACAGCCACGCCAAGGACGATAAGAAGGCGAAGCAGTACGTTAATTATTACCTGCGTAAGATGCGTAAGCCCACGATCGATGGGCGCTGGTCTTACGGCGATGCCCAGAAGATTAAGATTCATACCTGGTCGATTGACGGCGAGGTGTTCGTGGTCTCCGTGGAGGATAAGCAGGGCGAGATTAAGCAGCAGATCGTGGAAGCCCACCGATGCGTCAACCCTGCCGATGCGAAGCAGGGCGATGGATGGTCAGACGGCTTCCGCTTTGGGGCTTACGGCGAGGTGCTGGAATATAACTTTAGGATGGATGACGGCGCCGACCGGAAGGTGCCTGCCGAAAAGGTGCGCCATATCAGCAAGGCCACGCGGGCCAGCGCCGCCCACGGCCTGCCGCCCCTGGCTCAAGCGCTCAACACGATGGATGACCAGGCGCAGATTTTCGAGATGGAGAAAACAGCCGTTCGTGACGTGTCGGATATCCCCCGCGTTATCACTAAGGCAGGCGGTACGCTTGACCCGACCACGGCCGCCGAAGTCACCGGGAACGGTGGCAACCCTTACGATGATATCAGCCGTAAGATGGGCGGTAAATTGCTGGTGCTCGACACCGGAGAGAAGCTGGAATACCCGGTGCCAACGCGTGGCACCAACGTGTGGATTGGGTTTAACGATGCCCTGCAGCGCATGATCTGCGCCGGTGGGCTCCCTTACGAATTCGTGCATGACAGCACCAAGGCGGGTTCCGGCACCATCCGTATGACGCTGGGCAAGGCAGGCCGCTATGTCGGCGCCGTGCAGACGATGCTGATTGAGGATGACCTGACGCCCAGCTGGAATGAGATTATTGCCAAGGGCATCAGCGATGGGGAATTACCCGATGACCCGGACTGGATGGAGGTATCCTGGACGTGCCCGCCCGCTCCGTCCATCGACAACGGCCGTGACGCGTCCAACGATCGCGAAGACCTCAAGCTGGGGCTTACGTCCTTTACGGAATTGTATAAGCGCCGTGCGGCCAAGTTTGAAACCGACAGCGAACAGCTGGCCCGCGATATCGCCTGGCTCCGTGACCTTGAGCAGAAATACAAACTGCCGGTGAACACGCTTAGCCAGCGCTACAATACTCTGCCGTTCAACGACCAGCAGATTACCAGCATCACCGAAGCAAACCCCGAACCTCTCCAGCAATAACGTGAAATTCTTACTCCAAGGTTTGAAGGGCCGCGAGCCCCTCATGATTGAGCCTAACCAGGCGCTAGACCTCTACCGTTCCAGCGAGCAGCTTGGCATGGTGGATAAGCTGGTGCAGATGGTGGCTGACCGCCCCGCGCCGTCTAAGACCGGTATGGTGGCAGTCGTACCTCTGGTGGGTGTCATCGGCAAGGGGCTCAGCTCGCTTGAGAAAGCCCTGGGTGGCGTTGACCTTAACGATTTCACGAAGGCGTTTAAGGCCATGGAGGCTGACCCGCAGGTGTCCGAAATCTGGCTGTACGTTAACTCCCCTGGTGGCACGGCCACTGGCGTGGAGGAAGCGGCCGAGCTCGTACGCAATTCGACTAAGCCCACCGCGACCTATTCCGACCAGATCATGGCATCGGCTGGGTACTACATCGGTGCGGCCGCTGACCGGGTAATCGTGGCGCCGTCCGCAATCGTGGGGAGTATCGGCGTACGGCTCGTCATTGAAGATTGGTCTAAGGCATACGAGAACGCAGGCGTTAAGATTATCAGCATCACGTCCGGTGACCTGAAGGGTGGCGCTGACGGCTCAGCGATTTCTGACGAAGAGATGCAGGACGCCATCCGCTACGTAGAAGAGCTGGGAACCACGTTCCGTGCTGACGTCCGCAAGACGCGTTCGACCATCGCCGATTCGTCCATGCGTGGCCAGACGTTCTCCGGCCGCACGTCCGCAAAACTCGGCTTGGCTACCGGCCTTGCCAATTCTCTGGAAGACGCCCTGAAGACCAGCCCCAATTCCAATGCCTGAAATCATTATTTCCGATATTGATGGCACCCTCATTGACGATGCGGGTATGCTCATCGAACCTGTGGAGGATTTTATCGAGGCATATGAATGCCCGCTAGTCCTGCTGACGAACCGCGCTGAATCCAAGCGTGACGCCACCGTGGCCGAATTGGCCGCGCTGGAAATCGAATACAGCCGCCTGATCATGAACGGCGGTAGCCAGGACGCACCCGAATTCAAGCGGAACGAAGTCAAGGCGCTGCTCGACCAGGGCTATGACGTGCAGGCATTCATCGACAACCGTGAAGACACCCGCAAAGCGGTGGCCGAATTGGGCGTACAGGTCATCGACCCGGCTGAAATTATCAACACGGAGGCTAATGATGAAGACATGAGCAAAGAAACCCCTGAAGCCCTTAACGCTAAGCTGACGGCTGACTTGTCGGCTCTCACCTCTGAGCGTGACACTTTCATGGCCAAGGTTACCGCGTCTGACGCGGAGCTGACCGCCGCCAAGGAATTGGCCGCCACCCTCATGGCTGAGCGTGACGCCCTTGCCCTCAAGGTTTCCGAATTGGAAGCCGCCCAGGCCACCGCCTCCAAGCAGGCCGCTGACCTGATCGCCAAGGCTGGCGCTCCTATCGCCCCGCTTAACGTCACCCCTGCTGAGCAGGCCGCGAAGCCCACCGGCAAGGAATTGCTGGAACAGCTCGCTTCCATGTCGGCGGGCAAGGCACGTGACGAATTCTTCACCAAGCATAAGTCTGAGCTCTTCGCTGCCCGCAAGCGCCTCGGCTAAACTTTTCCTGTAACACCTATATTATAAACTACCATGGCTAACACCATCGACTCCGGCCTTATCGCCGCGACCATCAGCACCAAGGGGAAGACCGTCCTGGCTAACCGCCTCGCCGCTCTCTCCCTTTTCTCCAGCGACTTCTCCGACCAGGTGAAGAAGCCGAAGG